GTTATCTGTCGTTCCGATCGCTTTTGATGACGGCGCGAACTTCCGTAACGCGACAACACCGGCCGATTACAAAGGCCAAAAATTCCCAACCATTTTTGAAGCTCGGGAGGCCAATGAGCCCTCCGAAAAACCGGCCGCCGTGCCTACTACCCAAGAGGAAGATGCAATGACCGAAGAAGAAAAGCGCGCGGCGGAAGAGGCGAAACGCGCGGCCGAAGAAACCCTTCGTCGCGAATCCGCCGAAGCTGAGCGCAAGCGCAGCCTGACCATCCGCACCATGGCCCGCAAGGTTGGCCTGGGTGAGGATGCTGTCGTCGACGACCTGATCGAACGCGGCGTTTCGGTAGGTGACGCAAGCTCCGCGCTGATCGATGCACTGGCCGCGCGCCAGGCAAAGGATCAGCCGAACACTCGCAATAGCCAGCCAACTGTGGTGAACGGCGGACAGGACCAGACCGTTCTCACGGCTAAGCGCGAAGCGATGCAGAATGCTTTGCTGCACCGCTGCGACGGAAAAATCAAACTCGAAGATGCCGGCCGCGAATTCCGCGGCATGCGCTTGGTCGACATGGCTCGCGAATTCGTCGAGATGTCCGGTGGTAATGCGCGCGGCATGACTCCGCAAGAGCTAGCCCGGGCTGCCCTGGGCTGTGACCGTCAGGCCGTGCGCGCGGCCGGCATGCACTCCACCAGCGATTTCCCACTGCTGTTGGGCAGCACCGTCAATCGCACCCTGCGCGATGCCTACACCAATGCCCCGCAGACCTGGCGTCCGCTGGGCCGCCAGACCACTGTGCCGGACTTCCGCGCCGTGACCCGCGCCGCACTGGGCGACATCGCTGCGCTGGAGCAGGTCAAGGAACACGGCGAGTACAAGTACGGCACGCTGTCGGAAGACGGGGCTCCGATCAAGGTCGCCAAGTTCGGTAAGATCATCGCCATCACCTGGGAAACCATTGTGAACGATGACCTGGGCGCGCTCACCCGCATCCCGGCCGCGCTGGGTAACGCAGCTGCTGCGACTGAGTCCAATGTGGTCTGGGCACTTCTGCTCGGCAACCCTAACTTCACTGACGGCAACCCGTTCTTCGACGCGTCCCGCGGCAACGTTGCAGGCAGCGGCGGCGCCATCAATACCACCACCCTGGCTGCGGCTCGCGCTGCCATGCGCAAGCAGAAGAGCAAGGCGGGCGAGTTCCTCAACCTGGCCCCCGAGTTCCTGGTGGTCGGCCCTGACAAAGAGCTCGAGGCATACCAGTTCACCAGCTCCAACTATGTGCCAGCGAAGAACGCCGACATCAACGATGTCCGCAACGCCTCGTTGACTGTGATCGTGGATGCTCGCATCACCGGTAACCAGTGGTACCTGTATGCCGCTCCGGGTGCGGTCGACACCTTCGAATACGCCTACCTCGAAGGCGAACAGGGTGTGTTCACCGAAACCCGCGAAGGTTTCGAAGTCGACGGCATGGAGATCAAAGCCCGCCTGGTGTTCGGCGCTGGCTGGATTGATTACCGCGGCGCGTACAAAAACCCGGGCGCGTAACTCTCCAGTTCGACCTGAACCCCAAAGGGCGCCGCGTGGCGCTCTTTTTGTTTTTCCAGTTTCAGTCTCTGAAGGGGACCATGCATGAAAACTTTCATCCAGCACGGCGACTGCATCACCGTCATTGCCCCGGCAGGCGGTACCGTCTCGGGGGAGCTCTATAAAGTCGGCGCGTTCATCGGTGTGGCGGCCACCACTGAAGTGGCGGGCGCATCGGTGGTTCTAAAGCTCTGCGGTGTGTTCGGCCTGGCCAAGATCAGTGCGCAGGCCTGGGCTCAGGGCGATCTGATCTACATGAACACCACCAGCCGGGCGCTCACCAACGTTTCGGCAACCGGCCTGGTTCTGGTCGGCGTGGCCACCGAGATCGCGGCCAACCCGAGCGCAACCGGTGCCTGTCGTCTCAACGGTGTTTCTGCCCCGGCACCGGTGTAATGGGCTGGGCCTCAATGGCCCAGCGCATGCTCGGCGTATCTATCCGCACATTCAGCGAACCCACTGCGGCCCTCGATCCAGAGGGCGCTGTGTACTGGCTGACCGATGGGGTAGAGCCCGGCGTGCCTCTGGCCCAAGCGGTTTTCGACACCGCTTATGTTTCCGTTGATCCTGATACAGGCGCGCCGGTATCAACTAATAACCCGATCCTCGGCGTTCGCTTGGTGGATTTGCCGAACAACCCAACAAACCGCGACCGGGTTAGGGTTCGCGGCGTGTTGTACACGCTCAACGAACCGCAGTTTGACGGCGTCGCCGGTGTCACGATTCCCCTCCGTAAGGCTTGAACATGGCACATCCAAGAGAACTGATCCGCAAGCAGGCTGTTGCGGTGCTGCTGGGCGCCACCAACGCAGGTGCCAGTGTTTATGCCAGCCGCGTGCGGCCGCTGATTTCCAATGGCTGGCAGAGCGAGCTCCCCGCGATCATCGTTTACACGATGGACGAGGCCGGAGAGATATTTAACCAGGCGCCCCGTGAGTATCGGCGCCGGGTTGAGTTGGTGGTGGAGATCCACGCTGAAGGCAACGATGCGCTGGATGACACCCTCGATACGCTGGCCCGGCAGGTCGAACGTCTGCTGCTCATGGACGACACCCTCGGTGACACCGCGAACGACCTGCAATACGTGCGTTCGCGCATGGTTCTGCTCGACCAGTCGGAGCAGCTGACCGGCGCCTGCCGCCTCATCTTCGAGGCTGAGTACTTCGACCGCCACCCCGACGACCTATTCAACGAAAGCCTGCCGGACCTGAACACGGTTACGACCGAGTACAGCCTGGACAACGCGCAGCCGGATCCGGCTGACCGCGCCAAATCCATCATCGAGGACCTGAACCCATGACCACGCGTGTGCTCGTGAAGCCGGCCGAGGGCCGCCTGGTGCGACATCCAGATACCTACGAACAGGTCAAGCCGGAAGGCATGACTGTGGAACTCAACAGTTACTGGATCCGCAAGGAAAAGGCCGGTGACGTCGTGATCAAAGAGGCTGTGGTACCGGCCGAAACCAAGGGTGAAAAACAATGACCATTGGAATGGATACGATCCCTGGCGCCGGCGCTCTTCGCAAGCCCGGTGTGTACAGCGAAATCGACAACAGCAAAGCGGTACGGGGGCCTCAGCCCGTCAGCTATCGCCGATTGTTGATTGGTCAAAAGCTCGCCTCCGGCCCGGCTGCTGCCAACACCCTGATTCGCATCACCAGTCCAGCACAGGCCGACACGCAGTTCGGTAAGGGTTCGATGCTGGCCGGTATGGTTCGCGCCGCGATGGCCATCGACACCTATACCGAACTGCAAGTATTGCCGGTGATCGACAATGCTGCGGGCGTTGCCGCTACCGCCACTCTGGCCTTCACTGGTACAGCGACTGCCTCGGGCACCATCGAATTGATGATTGCCGGCCGCCGTGTGTCCGTGGGCGTGATCAGTGGGGATGCTGCGACAGCCATTGGTACTGCCGTGGTCGCGGCGGTTACTGCCGCTGATGACATGCCCGTCACCGCAACTGCCGCAACTGGCACCGTCACGCTGACCAGCCGCCACAAGGGCGAGGCGGGTAACACCCTCAACGCCCGGGTGAACTACTACACCGGTCAAGTTTTGCCCGCTGGTGTTGCGGTAACCATCAGTGCTTTTGCTGGCGGTTCCGGCAATCCGGATCTGAGTGCCGCGCTCGCGGCCCTGGGTGATGAGTGGTTCCAGGTCTGGGGCCTGCCGTATTCCGACGCAGCGTCACTGGCAACCGTGAAGGCCGAGCTCAACAGCCGCTTCGCCTGGGATCGCGAGATCGAGGCGCATGCCTTCACTGCGGCGCGCGGTACGCAAGGTTCGCTTGGATCGCTGGGTGATAGTCACAACAACCAGCATCTGGTCATCATGATGGCCAACGATGAGCCGATGCCTGCGTATGAGAAGGCGGCCGAGACCATGGCCATTGCTGCTCTCTACGCTGCGATTGACCCGGCCCGCCCGATTCAGAACCTGCAATACGCGTGGTGCCTGGCGCCGTCGGCAGCTGACAAGTTCACCAATCAAGAGCGCAACCTGCTGCTGTTCGATGGCATCGCCACCAGCAAGGTCAACAACGACGGCACCATGGTCGTCGAGCGGCTGATCACTACCTACAAAACCAACACCGCCGGCGGCGCTGACATCAGCTACCTGGACAGCGAAACCTTGTTCACCCTGATGTACATCCGTCACGACTGGCGCGATTACATCCTGCGCAAGTACCCGCGCCACAAGCTGGCGAACGACGGCACTCGCTATGGCGTCGGCCAGCCGGTCGTCACTCCGGTGTTGATGAAGGCCGAAGCCGTATCGAAGTTCCGCGAGTGGGAGCGCTTGGGGTTGGTCGAAAACATGGCCGACTTCAAAGCCAACCTGATCGGCGAGCGAAACGAAAGCGACCCGAACCGTATGGACATGCTGCTGCCGCCGGACCTGGTCAATCAGCTGCGCATCGTGGCCAACAAAATTCAGTTCCGCCTGTAACGGCGACCGCCAGGAGAGAAACACATGGCAGGTAAAAACCGCATCGGCGGAATCATCGCTTTGAAGGTCAATGGCGACATCTATTTCGCCAAGGGCAACTTCACCTACAACCTCGGCAAGCCCAAGCGCGAAGGCGTTGTGGGTGCCGACACGGTACACGGTTACAAGGAGACCCCTCAGGTTCCCTTCGTCGAAGGCGAGATCACCGATCGTAACGAGCTCAGCCTCGAAGATCTGGTAACGCTCGACGACGCAACAATCACGCTGGAGCTTTCCAACGGCAAGGTCATCACCCTGAGTGAGGCCTGGTACGCGGGTGAAGGCACCGGCAACACCGAAGAAGGCAACATTGCTTGCCGCTTTGAAGGCATGAATGCCGAGGAAGTGAAGTAATGGCAAAGGAAAAAGTTTTGCAACTGGCTGAGCAGGTCACCTTCGGCAAAGAGACTTTTACCGAGCTGACCGTCACCCGCAAGCTGAAATATCTGCGTGGTCACGCGTTGCGTATCACTTCCGATGGCAAGGGCAACGGCGGCGCGGACATGGACTTTGCCACGCTGATTGACCTCGGCGCCAAGATGGTTGGCCATCCTCCCGCGTTGCTCGACGAGCTGAGCGAGGACGATCAAGCCGCCGTCATCGGGGAAGCCCGCGATTTTTTGCTGAAGCACCTCGGGGGTGGGAAGGAGGCGTAACCGTCGTCGTCAAGGTAATGAGCGTTCAGCCGTCGGAAGTCATGGAAATGGATTTCGACGAGCTGAACTGGTGGCTTGAGCGCACCGAGGAATGGGTTGAATGGCAGACAAAGGATACTCCCTAAGCTTAATCATCAAGGCCGTCGACCGGGTAACCGCTCCTTTGCGGGGGATCTTCGGCAAGGTCAAGGCGGCCAGCGCTGGCATTACCGGGGCGCTCGATCGGGTTGGACTACCGGTCTTCACCAACAGCCTGAAGAATGTTGGCGGCGCCATCGGCGG